TGCGACAGCTGCACCACCGAGCCGCTACCCACAAGCAAGCGGTCCTGGAACACGCCAAGGTAGCTGATCTTGCGGCCAACGAAGAACGGCAGCGGGGCACTGTCCGCGTCACCGGCTGTGCTCTTGTTGAACTCAGGGTGCGGGCCGGGCACAACTGTAGCCAGCTCAGTGGCGCTGCCTGCGAGGTAGAACGCCCCATTGCTTACGGTGCCGTAGCAGAACGCAGAGGTGATGGCCTGCTCGCTGCCCCCGCCCTCCACCCAGGTGACTTCGGCCCAGCCGGTTTGGCCAGGGACCTTCGGCACAGCCTTCAGGTAGAACGGGTCGGCGCCCTCAGCCACCTGCACCTTGACCACCTTGCCCACCCAATGCAGGGTGTTCACGTCGTCAACGTCGCCGACAGTGTTGGCAACGCCGCGGATCAGCGAGCCGTCGCCGCCGTCTGTGCAGGACACGGACACCACATCGGTGAACGTCACCGTGCTGTTCCGCACCTGCGCTGTGGGCAGCCCCGCAGCCAGCGCCGCGGCACGCAGCGAACTGGCGATTGCCTGGGGTTGGATGGCAGCTGCTGCCGACGCAATCCACTGCGTTACGGCGGAGTTGTAGGCGTTCGTCATGTCGCTGACGATGCGAGAGTACAGCGGGTTGGCTACCGTCTTGGTCTTGGTGTACGTTACCGTCACGTCCTGCGCCCCGATGAGCGAGGAGTGGAACGTGACGGTGGCCGAGCCAGCCGCCCATGAGAACTGGGTGGCGTTGGCCGGAGCAGCAGGCGACACGTTGGTCAAGGCAGCGGTCCCCTTCTTGGCCGTCAGGCCGGTGGGGTTCCAGGCGCCGTGGCCCAAGGTCGCCGTCTCGGTCGGCAGATACGCTGCCTCGGTCACAGAGTCCGTACCACCAGCAGGGTCCGCGGCGAATACCGGGACCTTGCTGATGTCGAGCGTGCCCTCGTAGGCGCTACTCGGAGTGGTGTAGCTGAAGTTGATGACGGTGCCGTTGGAGCGGGTGGCCGTGACGCGGAACGTGCGGCTGTACGCCCCGCCCCGAATCCAGACTGCAGCACGCGACGAGTTGTCGGCGCTGGCCCATACTGCGGAGGTGGTGCCAGTTGGCACGATGGTGTTGCCGGCCAGGAAGACGTACTTCCCGACAGCTGCCAACGAGCTGACGCCACCGCTTGCGAGGGCGGAGGTAAGGGCACCCGGCACGACTGTCGTCGGCAGCCAAGTGTTCGCCGTGCGGTTGTAGACCAGCACAGGAGCGAGGTCGCTCATGGCAGCCGGGGCAGAGGGGCGGTAGAGCACGGTGTACTCTACGCCTTGGCTGGTGTACTCGAAGCTGCGGTAGGTTGCGATGTCGGCCGCAGCAGCGGAGAACGTCACGTCCACGCCCAGGTCCAGCTCAGCAAGCCAGCGACTGCCGTGCCGGCGAGCCAGCCCGCGCACCGGGTCCGGGACCATGTTCACCACTTCGGTGTGCTGGCCCGGACGGCGCAGGTGCGGGGCCTGCTGGCTGACGCCCTGCACCAGGGATTGAATGGAGTCGCTGACTTTCATGGGTGCTCCTTAACGCATGGGCAGGCGACGCCCCGGGCGGAGACGGTGGGCCGTAGCCTTAATCTCCATCAGCTTGGGGTTCGCCCATATCAGGTTGCCCCGGACCTGCCGGGTTTCTTCTGCCTTGGCCTCTGTCTTTGCAGCCATAGCCAGCAGGGTGAGTTCGCGGGTCTTGGTGCTGTCACCATCGTAGTCGCTCTGGAACCGCAGCACTGCAGCGGCAGCGATGTACGCCGCGGCAATCTCGGGCAGGTCCTCGAACGGAACGAGGCGCAACAGCTGGAAGGTCTGCGGCTGCGTGAACACGTCCGTGCCCTTGGCCGGATCGTACAGCACGCGCCCTCGTTGAATGAAGTCCCCGCGGACACCGATGGTATCCGAGGGCAGATAAATCTTGCCAGTGTTCAGCTCGGGTAGCGCGGTGAACTTCTCGCGGTTGTACCACCAGCCTTCGGCCTGGATGTTCTTGTTGAAGCGGGCCAGGATGCGCTGGGCTGCACCCTTCATGTTGTGTGAATCGTTCAGAGAGTTCAGCGGTGCTTCACCCATCGTCCCTAGCATGTCGTTCACAACGTCGATGATTCGCATAGTTTCTCCGAACCGAAAAAAAATCCCCCTGCTTGCCGCAGTTGCGGGGCAGGGGGAGAGGTGTAGCGTGGCACTTACGTCACAGACGGGCCACGGGTATTACGGACGCAGGATCACGCCGGCGTACTCAGGACGGTTCGGGCCGACAGCATAGCTCAGCCATGCGTCCACCATCCAGTGCTTGTACGTGTCGTCCCAGAAGACGCCGGTCGTCAGCGGGATGGTTTCACCAGCCAGCAGAGCCGAGGGCGCGAAGGCCACGGCGACCACCTTGCTGAAGTCACCGTCATAGGCGTTACCGTTGTCCGAGTTGGACAGCAGGTGACCCGTGATGGTTTCGCCAGCAGGCATGTTGTTGCTGTTGATGATCGGCACGCCGTAGGTCTTCAGGACCCACGAGTCGATGCTCGTACCCGTGGAGGTCTTGTACTCCATGTTGATGAGCTGCTCGTTCTGCATCAGCGTGTAGAACACGTCGGGCTTGACAGCCAGCATCACGTCGTCCGTGCGTGGGTCAACGTCCTTCAGCTCCATCTTGGTCAGCAGATCGGCGATCTGTGCGTAGACCTTGGCCGGGTCCAGGTGATCCGAAGAGCCAGCGAAGGTGCTCTGCGAGGCACCGAAGTGACCTGCACCGGACACGCCGCTGTGCTTGGGAGCCGTCAACAGGCCAGTCTTGATAGCCTGGATGAAGAACGACTGATCCCAGAACTTGGCGATCTTCTTGCCGTGCTCGCGGCCAACTTCGGCGCGGGCGTCGTAGCTGGTCTGGAAGGTTTCCAGCAGCGGGAACACCGAGCGGGCCAGGACCACCGTGTCGATGGTCAAGGTGTTCTTGCCGAACTTGTTGACCGTGCCGTCAGGCGCTTGGCCAGGGGTGATCTTCTGCAGGCTCGACTCGCCGACCGCGAAGTTCTGGATCACCGAGGTGCCCTTCACAGTGCGGACAGGCAGCCAACCTTGCAGGGCAGACTTGCGGGCAATCGTGCCCTCGACAACACCCGTGTACTCTTCGATGTGTTGTGCGTTGATGGCACCCGTCGCGCCAATCTGACCGGGGCGGGTGATGGTAAAGGTATCGTCCAAAGGCATTGGAAACTCCTGTTAAGTGTTCTGTGAGCCGTGGGTGGCTCTAGTTATAGGTGTACCAGATTAACCGCGCCACGCATTTCGGCGTGCTTGCAGTGCTGCGTACTCGGCCGATCCATCCATGCGTCCGCCCAGCTTGGCTCGGAGCGCCTCGACTTCCTTGACGTAGGCTCGCGGACTCAAGGCGCCGCTGCTCGGGGCACCAGCATTACCTGCGCCAGGGGCTGCGTTGGCCGGTTCAACCGTCACACCTGTGGCCCGCTCGAACAGACCGTTGAGGTAGGTTGCGACGGCACGGGTGACAAGGCCGCCCTGTGCGAGGGCAGTGTTGATGGCTTCCTTCTCGGCGGGCTCGGCGTTGGCGCCTGCCCATTCCTTGATCTTGCCCCACTGCTCCTCACCACCTACGGCCTTGATGACATCAGCCTGTGCGGCTGCTGCCTTGGCCTTGGCGCCTTCCGTGATGCGGCCCAGGCCCTGCTCGCCGAGGGCGATGATCTGCTCCCAGCCCTGCGCCTTGTCGCCCAGCTGTGCGAGGTGCGCCTTCAGCAGGCCGAAGTCGCCGTTCTCTGCAGCCTGGACTGCGGGGTGGTCGCCGCCGAAGCCGAGCTTACCGATGAAGCCGAGGGCGTAGTCGAGCCCGGCGTCACCAGTAGGGGCGAAGCTGCCTGCCTCGTCGCTACCCAGCTTGGGGGCTTCGGCAGCTGGTGCATCGCCAACTGCCGGGGCGACAGGCGCGGCTGCCGGGGTAGCGGCCGGTGCTGCTGCCGGTGTACCCTCAGCCGGTGCTGCGGCAGGGGCTGCGCCAGCGGCGG